GTGGTCCCACAATGCCGGCTCACCTCCGATAGGCAAGGCGTTATGGACTAAGAAGTCCCCTAATCGGAACCCTACTAAGATTCTTGCTAAAGTCAAATTTGCCACAACTGATCGAGCCGAAGAAGTCTGGCAGTTATTTAAAGGCGGATTCCTTAATGCTTTTTCGGTGGGATTTAAGCCACTGGAAGGCCGGAGGCCAAGTCCGGAGGATATTAAAGCGAATCCGAACCTTGCCGATGCACGATTTATATTCAGCAAGTGGGAGTTGCTTGAATTCTCTCCTGTAACCGTACCGGCCAACGCCGAAGCTCTTGCTATTGCGGTAAAGAATAAAAGTATTACAATGTCCGATGAAATGAGGGAATGTCTGCATGTAGAAGAAGTTAAGGAAATAGAAGACGAAGAAATCCTGCTATGTGCGGACGATTTCAGGGAAAAAGAAATAAGCGTAGAAATACCAGTTGAAGAAATAATTGAAGTTGACATAGTTGATTAACGTGGTATAATATAAACGCAGGCTTGGTGGTCACTAAGTAAGATTCCGTATGACGGAGTTGTGTGTGCAAATCCCACAGCCTGCATTAAAAAGTAAATAAGCAGAGATATTAGGCAGAAGTGACGGAAGTATTAGGGTAAAACCGGAGATACTAGTTATGGAAGTCGGCGATATTAGCTGATTAAACGTAAACTAGAATTTAAGGAAACCCTATAATGAAAACACAAGTAAGACTCGAAAAAGAGTGGAAGAATGGCGACGTTACATATGCCAAAGGGCGGCTATTAGAGCTTGAAAAAGACGACGCTAAGAGGCTTGCAGATGACGGCTACTGCAAGGCGTTTGAGCCGGAAACCGGAGACGTTGTCCTGATTGACGAAACAAAAGCGCCGGACAAAATCGAATTATCGGCAGATCAGATGAAAGACATTGCCAATAAGGTAATGAAGTTCAATACTGATATGCAGATCGATCAAGAAAAAGACAATGGTTTCGCTAAAACTGGCGGTTTCGGCGGACTTGGTCAGTTCGCACAGGAAGTTTACAAGTCCCAGAATGGACGACCAAGTGAAATGATGAAGGCTTACCTGGAGAAAGCCCCGCTCGGCCAAAGTGAAGGTATTGACGCGGACGGCGGCTTCTTGGTCCCGGCTCAATTCAGTAGTATGCTGATGAGTAACCAGCTTGAAGATTCTATCATGTATCCGAAGGCGACCAAAATCCCGATGCAGACCAACGCTATCGATATTCCGGTTATCATCGACTCAAGCCACGCCTCTACGGTATTTGGTGGGATTATCATCTATCGCCCAGACGAAGGTGCTGCGATCACGTCGAGCAAGATCAAGTTCGGAAAGATCGGACTTAAGCTGAATAAGTTGGGAGCTTTGTCTTATGTGACATCCGAACTCCTTGAAGATTCTCCGATGTCCATTGAACCCCTCCTTAATACAGCATTCGGGCAGGCGTTCTCGTTCCAGATCGATGACGACATTATCAACGGTACAGGCGCGGGGCAGGCACAAGGCATCCTAAAGGCGCCATCTTTGATAAGCGTAGCAAAAGAAAGCGGACAGGCCGCCGACACCATCGTAACACAGAACATCGTCAATATGTGGGCAAGGCTCCACTCTCGTTCGCAGCGTAATGCTACATGGACGGCAAACCTTGACACCTTGCCGCAGCTCATGACTCTCACTCAACCAGTAGGTACGGGCGGTAGTGCAGCAGGGCTTATTCAGGTATCAACTAACGGCGTGACCGGTCAGCCGATCATGACCCTCATGGGACGCCCACTGGAGCTAACCGAGAATTGCCAGACAGTCGGCGACAAGGGCGACCTTATCCTGTCTGACATGAGGCAGTATCTTGTCGGCGAAAAAGCAGGCGGTCAGATTCGCGCAGCTTCGAGTATTCACCTTAAGTTTGATTCCGATCAGACAGCGTTCAGGTTTATCATCCGCATAGATGGTCAGCCGTGGGAAGTTTCGGCCCTGACTCCGAAGTATAGCTCTACTACTCTATCTAGCTTCGTAACACTGGCTGCAAGAGCGTAAAGCAAACCGATAACCTCATTTAAGGAATATAATAATGAGACTTGTAGAAAATTTTGGAATAGTACAGGCGGTAACTCCGGTCGACTTTCAAACCGCCGCAAATAACGGCGATTATGTATCGCTTAAGAATTACGCACACGTCACAGTGATTGTGCATACGTCGATAGGTACTGCCGGGGACGATCCGGTCGTTACTCTCGACCAAGCTAAGACGGTGGCGGGCGGAAGCACGAAGTCGCTGTTGATTGACGAGATTTACCACAAGACGGGAGCAACCGCTCTGTCTGCCGTTGGTACGTTTACTCGCGTAACACAAACCGCTGCCGATGGGTACGATACAGCGACCATTGACGGCGCAGAAAATGAGCAGATTCTTATTATCGAAGTCGATGCAGCAGAACTCGACACAACTAACGATTTCGATTGCATGCGTGTCTCTATCGCCGATGTAGGCGGTAATGCTCAACTCGGCTCGGCTCTTTACATTCTGTCTGACCCTCGACACAATGCTATCGAAGCAATAGCGGATTAATCTAACGTAACTCTGGGCAGGGGCCGTTAATTCGGCCCCGCCCTTAATATTAAGGAGTATATTATGAGTACCAAAGCAGCGTGGAAAGAAAGCAATCAGTATTTCTTCGACGACAAGTATAATCCGGGTATGCCCGGCAATCTATGGACTACATGCCCATCCAATGCAGCAATGCACGATCCAGGCGTAGCGTTCGTTCTCTTTGAGGACTTCGGCAATATTCAAGCCGCAACACTGGCAGGCTGGACGGCTACGCAGGCAGGCGGTGTCGGTACGTTTGCTCTCACTGACGCAAAAGGCGGGGTTGCTCTTGCTGATTCGGGATCGACAACGGTAACGCAAGGGGTAAATGTCCAGAAGATAGGCGAAGTATTCGTACCTACTGCCGCTAAGGATATATGGTTTGAAACAAGAGTTAAGGTCGTTGATACTTTCGACGATGCAGAGTTGTTTATCGGTCTATCGATCACAGATACGACTATCATCGCCACAAGCGCCAATAGTTCGACCGATCATATCGGCTGGCAGTGCGTAACCGATGACGGAGTGTTGCTGTTTACCGCCGAAAAGGGCGGCACAGGAGCGACCAGAGCGGCCGCTACCCTCGAAGAAGATACATGGATTAAGCTTGGATTCCACGTTAAAGGCGTGACAAGCATTGACCAGTATATCAACGGCGTAAAGACCGGCACGGCTAACGTAACGGCGAATATCACAGTAGCCGAGATCACGCCGAGCTTTGTCTGTCAATCTGGCGGCACGGCTGACCCGATCTTGCATATTGACTATGTTAAATGTGTGCAAATACGATAATTTCTTTTATGTGCGTGGGCGGTAATTTGGTCCTACCGCTCGCGCCCTTTTAAGGGGAAAGTGAATGCCAGCTAAAATAAATAATATGTGGTTGAAAGTCTTAATCGGGTTCATGATTACGCTATTGCTTGCAGGTGCGGCAACAAAGCTTGACAAGGACACTTTCAATCGCCACGAAAAATACCAGTCAGAGCAATTCGACGACGTGAAAGCGTATTTGATTAGGATTGAAAAAAACACTAAAAAGGAGTAAATCATGTCATCGATAATAGACGGCTATACAAAAGTAACGGAAACCGGCGACGATTTCAATATCGTTAAAGGAAATCTCAATAAACTTGCTTTGCGTCCACAAGTAATCAACGAACACCAGGAAAGCTCGCGGGAAGCACTCGGCACAGTGGATGTTGCTACAGCGGTCGGTCAGGTATTCAAGGCGTCCGAGCAAGACATAAACAGCATTTCCCTTACAATGGAATCTGCCGCGACTTTCGCAAGTATGGACGCGATAACCGCACAGCAAGGCGGCACAAGTGAGCAAAAAGCCGGGACGATGGAATACTCAAGCAGTGCAGAATTACAAGCAGAGTACATCAAGAGCGGAGCAACGGAGGCGACCATCAGTGCATTTACCGACGCTGTAGGCGTGACGCAGGACGGCAGTTACGCTATTAAGTTTCCCTCTGCGGTCGCTACTGATGAATTCAGAGCGACATTGACATCAACCGACTTAACCGGGGTAACTTTCTCGGTGAAATATGCACAGTCTCATATCTTCACTCTACAAAAGGCATACTTCTTTGTCGGTGACGGCACGAATACAAAGAGTTTCCCATTAAGCGCTTTGGATGCAAATTTATGGCAAACTTTCACTATTCCAGAGACGGCTATGTCAGTGGAGACTACGGACGATACCGTGACAACTCCCGATATGTCTGCAATTACAAAGATGGGATTCAGGGTTGATGATTCACACCCGGCCTCTTTTGGCTAT